TTGAAGACTTAGGTAGGCGTATGGGGTTACCTGAAAATCAAGGAGATGCTGATGTTATTAAATTAAGAGAAATAGTAACAGGTATGTATAAGGATGCTAAAAAATCTGGAGTACCTGTTCGAGCTTTTAGAGATAACTATTTCCCAAATCAATTAAAAGAAGAATATATTAAATATTTAGGTAGCGATATATTTAAAATAATAGAAAGCGACCCGAAATTTGAAGCAAGTAAAATTAATAACAAAGATTACATTGTAAAATATATAGACGACGTTATTGTGAAAAGCAAGTTAGATTCTAGAACTGTAGAAGCTTTAGAGCATATAACAAAGCAACTAATAAAAGAAGCCAAAGAAAGTGGTTCTTCTATTTCTTCTCAAGAAGCTAAGGCAAATGCTTTTTTAAAAATAAGAGACACTGTTTATAAACAAAGATATTCTTTATCAGGGAATCTTGTTAAATCAAGAACAGCTAACTTTCCTGAAGAGTTTTATGAAAGAGACGCTAGATTGGTATTAACTAAATATGCTAATGACGTTGCTAAAAACATTGCAATGACTGAATTTTTTGGTGCTAAAAATGAAAAAATAGATGTAGCGTTAAACCAATTAAGAGCTCTATCTAAGAAAGCTGGGACTCAAAACAATGTAAAAGCAAAATCTGCGATAGATAAAGAAGTTGCTTGGCTAGACCAAACATTTAATTCCTTTAATAATATGATAGAAGTAGACCCGACTAAAAATTGGAAAGACCCTCGTGCTAGAAAATTTTGGTCTAGTGCTGTTGATTTTCAAGTATCAACCAAAATAGGTCTTGGTTACGCAACTGTACCCAATGTAACACAAACCTTTATATCTACAGCAGTTAAAGCTGGCTACTATAATACATTTAAGGGAACTTATAAACTGGTAACAGATAAAAAATATAAAGCACGAATACAGAAATCAGGTCTTAGTAACTTATCTGTTTTTCAAATGATTTCCGGACTAGAACCTTCCGATTCTTTTTTTGGTAGAGCTGCACATAGACTAACAGAGGTGAGTCAATTCCAAAGAATGAATAAAATAAATCAATATGTAGCGGCAGCGGCTGGTCATGAATATGTAAAAAACCTAGTAGCTGTATCCAATGGAAAAGGAACTGGTTTATCTAAATTCAAATCAAAGTCTTGGGCAAGAGACAATCTAAAACAATTAGGTCTACCGGAAGACGTTAAAAATTTATCTAAAAGGCAAATGCTTGAATCAATGTATCGCTTTTCTAGGGACGCTCAATTACAAAGGAATGTATTAAATGACCCCCTAATCTTTAATGACCCTAGATTTAGACCTTTATTTTTATTTAAAAGATTTGGATATAAACAATTTAATTGGGTTCGAGAGCAGGTAGGTAGAGAAGTTTTTACACATGGAAACGTACTTCCGTTATTAAGACTGGGTGTCGGTGGGTTTTTCGGTGCACAATTTGTTGTTTGGTCTAAGAAAGCTTTAAACAATGTTTTATCTGGAGACGCAGGTGTTTTTGACGAGTCTCAATTATTTATACCCGGCTTACCAGCTGGAACTCCTTTAGATACAGGAGGTGGGGATATTAATACAGATATGTCTAAATATACTTGGTCAGACTTTTTAGACCATATTGCTGCTGTTGGAGCAGCTGGATTTGTTGGAGACATATTAGCCAATGAAGACAAAGCTCGTGCATTAGAATTTTTAGTTAAGCCTGCAATATTTCAAGACGCTAGTAAAGCTATAAGTGCTGTACAGCGTTCATATAAAGATATACAAGACTATGGCATCGGTATAAAAACAGGTCAGAGGTCTTTAAAATACTTAGCACCAATTTTTGGTACAGTGCCTAGAAGGCTTGCTCAAAATCTTGAGACAGCAGGACAAAAAGAAACATATACAAAATATAGAAGAGGTATTGTTAAAGGTCGTGTTCTAGATGCATTTATTGACGATAATGAAACAGAGGCTGTAAAAATAATGGATGCATGGAACCGAGCCTATCCGGAATTGTATATAGAATCAGATGAGATAGATGGAAATGCTATATACGATAGAATAATTAAAAAAGAAGAAAAAAGGTATAATCCTTAATCTTCTTTAGTAGGTTCTTTTGGGGGGTTGTTGTCAATCTTCTTGTCTAGTTCTTCTCTTGCTACATTATTAGCAATCTGTACGTCTGCAAGTCTATCAAAAATTTCTTTTAATTGTTTCATTTCTTACCTTCCAAATCCCATCTTTAATTTTATCTTTCTTTTTATCAATACGTGAGTGCTTATTATAATTATATAAATAATACTGATAACCTAATTCCTTATTATCAATACGGTTATATAAATAGCCTTCGCTTTCTAACATATCTAAGCTTCTTAAAGTAATATCATTAACTTTATAAACTTCTCCATGAACTTTACCACCTTTATCTTCTAAAAGCAATGGGAAACCGTACATACTTGGAGCGTAAATAGAATGGTCTTTTAATGTGGTCTCTCTTAAAAACATAGAGCCTTTTAGGAAATAATGATTACTACCACCTTTCTTTAAAGTTCCGTATACAAATACTTTATGCATTATATCACCTTTTTATTTGGTTTCTTTGGTACGTATTGGACACCACAACAAGAAGCAGAGCTTTTAAGGTCGTATATACTATTACCCATTCCAGAATCTCCACATTTCTCACAGTAGCCAACTACATAACCATTTGTGTTTCTACTCCACAAACTCTTATCGGCTTTTTTATCTGTATCAAAGTCCCAAGAGCTTAAACACATTTTCCAATTCTTAATCTTAGTCTTGCCCCTCATCCAACCACTAGCCTCATAATGATTATAAAATTTAGTAGCATTATTCTCATGGTCGGGCACACCTTTTTCTTTAAAATATTCAACAACCATAATTAAATCTTTAGGTTTTGCCTTATAGTTATTTACTTTAGGAGTTGGTTTGTTTTCTTTTGAGAGGTCTTCAATATCTACATTCATTAATAGGTCATTCTGAATTACAATAGTGTCTACCATTTTTTTACATAGGTTTTGAAGTTCCCTAACTGATTGTTCTAATTTAGTTATTCTGTTCATTTAATAAATCCTCTTCACATCTTTCGCAGGTTACTCTTTTCTTTCCATACGTTGGTATATTATCATAGTACACTCTACCTCTATATCTATAATGGTTTTCCCAAGTTAATTTGCACCTTGTACAGTAAACCAAATAATTATCACTACTTCTATCTAAATTCCTTCTTCTTGTAGTTTTATATGAAAACTGTAAATGTTGTTTTCCTAAGTAAACATCTGATAATATGCTATCAGCTGTTAAAATTTCTACTAACTCTTCACTATAATGGTTATCGTATATTCTTTTACTTTGTTTCTTTGTATTTTTAATTTTGCTCAAAAAAACACCTCCTAATTCTTTTTATATAGTTACATTATTAATTTTTAATAGTAAGGTTCGACTATTTATTATAATGCAATAGGGGCTAAATTAATAACCCCCATTACAGTTTAGTTTAAATACGTGTTATTTAAACCTAGAAAGGTGTTTTACCACCATCTTTTTCTTGAAAGTTGCCACGAAGTTGTGTTTTACCATCTTTTGTTTTGTTAATCCAAATAGATGCTTTCATATCAACACCACCAACTTTAGCATTACCTGTATAGTCTGGTTTGTTGTCTCCATCTGTTTTATATCCGTTTTTTAACAAACTCATACTGTTATCTTTCATTACGTACTCAGCCATTATGACTCTCCTTTATTTATAGGTGTTATACAAAACCTATTTGTTTTCTTATTACTAACGCCAATCAGCAATACTTTACATTATGTATAACACCGTTGTTATTTAAAAAAACTTGTTGTTACTAATTTATTAATAGGTACTAATAATATTTCAGAATCGTTATTGTCACCACCTTTTACAGTTCTAACTTCTTCTTTCTTAAAAAGTTCCCTAATAATATATTTTAATTTTGGGACAGGGAAACACAGCATAGAAATCATATCGCCTCTTATTGTTAAAATATGAAACCACCAATCAGCTTTAGTTCCAGCCAATCCTGATTTCCTACCTTTATAACTAACCTCTATTGCTATGTTACCTGTATCTACCCAAGTATCTCTTTCTGTTTTAACTTCTATTTTGCCGCCCCCTGATTGTAATATGTTTTTTAGTTTCTCTTCATAAATAAGACCAAATTCTAAATCTATATCAAAATCGGGGTTATACGTCATCGTTAAATTCCTTTAACATTGATAATAGCATAATAAACTTCTCATAGTCCAATACCATATATGCCTTGCCATAATCTTCTCTTATAACAACACCATCTTCTTCTTTCTCAGGCTTGCACCACTTAGCTATCTTGGTTCTACGCTTACAACCATAGTATCTGCCTTCAATTTCTATATCACCTTTCTCATGTTGAGCACCGCCTCTGTCTCTGTTATAAGCTTCTAAATTAAATTCTTTAGCTAGCTTAACAGCATACCTTTGTAATTCAGCACCACGTTGCCTATTTCTTCTACCCTGCCTAACTCTTTTCGGGTCTTTTTTCTTAGTCATTATTTACTCCAAGGTGACGCTAAAAAATTATATGTACCACTAATTACTTTTTCCATGAATACATTTGAAGTATCAATCATTTTTATTCTAGTCTTAGAATCTTTCTTAGCTTTGTATTGTTTTGGCATATTGTTATCCTCCCAAGTATATTTAATTATTAAGTTATCACTATTAACCCACATTCTTAGTTATCTTCCTTAGGCTATCTAGTTTTTCTTTTATTTTATTTCTATATTTTTCAGCATCTTCATCGTTTTTTGCTAAAAACTTTACACCATTATCTAAAGAATATTCCTTATATCCTTCTCCTAGTTTTGTTTTTTTCATTGTTTCTCCTAACATTCCCGATTATAGTCGGGGTTTATTGATTCAGTACTAATATTATTTTCTGCAACGGCATCACGGTATTTATCGCCTAGGTCTCTTTTTATGCTACATAAATCGTCTAATAATTTATTGTATGGTTTTTTATACCTGTCCGACAATCCTTTGGGATTATATATATCAATATTAGACATATTCACTAACGAGTTAATAAGTATATCAAGTTCAGACATAGTAAAATTTATCTTAGCATTTATTTTATCATATTCAATATTCAAAATGGCACTTCTCCTTTCTTTATCAATTCTACCGCTCTAGCAACATTGTATTTAACATATTGACTAAAGTCATTGGTGAATGATTTTTCAAAAACATCAATGTTTACTACATTATGTATAACATCATTCGTAGTTAATGGAGCAATCATACCTGTATTGTTATCTCTAACCTTACTTATCTTCATCATCTTTAAGTATTTAGAGTATCCCCAATTTCTTTTTGGCTCGAACTGAAATCCCTCATGTCTCTTATAAACGAATATACCATTGTCCTTAACCTGCTTACCCTTTAGAGATAAATGTTTATTATCCTCTATAGCGTAAACAGGTTTATAGACATCAGATATATGATTACCGAATCTAACGTTTGAATTACATTCAACATTAATTATTCTAGCCCTATATCTACCTGTGGGGATAACATCGTTATAATTGTCCATACCCATCTAACATCTCGTTTATCCTATCTAGGCTAACTTGAAGGTTATCTGCTGTTATCTTACCTTCCGATAAAGCTGTTAATACTTTATTCTTGTCTTCTTCTTCTAGTAGACCTGCCTGTTTCTTTATTATAGCGTCGAATGTTTCTCCTACTTCGCTTTTAGTTTCTGGAATTTCTTTGCCAAACAAAGCTTCTTCGTCTGACAATGGCTCATCTTTACTTACTTTATTATCAGCCATAATTCCTTTAATACCATCATATCCATGTATTACAAACTGTACCCACTTTTCAATATTCTTCATATTGTCACTGTTCAGTTCCATACCTTTACTGAAGGCTTCTACGGCAATACCATGCCTAATCTTACCTTCAGTTATCTTGTCCCAATCGGGTTGTTTTTCACTCATAGTTCGAGTTCTCCTTCTCCTTTTAAACCTCCGCCACAAACTTTCCAAAAGTTGCAATACAATTTATTGCACTCCCAAGAGTACATTGGTGCAACTCCTAGTTCTATGGCAGGGTTACCTTTTTTAAATCGCTTATTCAAATCCTTCCAATAAGCCTTCGCTTCTTCTATAAAGCCTAAGTCAACAGAAAGTTCCCTAACTCTTGAAGTATCTTTGTTATAGAAAAATAATGCAAGTTTCTTTAGTCTTGTCTTCGTTTCTCTTTCGTACCACCATGCATACGTACCTAGCTGTAGGTGATATCCAAGAGAAGGGTTTAATTCTTTATGTTTATATCCAAACAACTTACTCCATTTTCTAGCGTTGCAAGTTTTTATATCATACAAAGCACCATCGTCGGCAATTAAGACATCAAGAAAACCCCTAACATTCACATCAGGTAGCTGTATCTCTCTTTCTATATATATCTTAGCACCATTTAATTGTGCGTATTCTGTTAAAGCGTCTTGAATATCTTCGTGCACCATATCTCCCATCCTAAATAATCTCATTGTATTGTCATTAATGGGGGAAGGTTGCACACCAGCAACATTCTTAAAATAATGTTTTCTCATACACATTCCAGCTGAAGATGCATGAAACCATTTCTCATTACCAACGTATCTCTTAACTCTATTAGCCTCGTTCTTCTCTAGTATGTACTTGTCGTATACCTCTTTTATATCAATCACTTAAAGTTTCTCCTTCCGATGTTCTTTTTTCAAAAGCCTCTACCCACTTATCTAATTCAAGTAATTCCTTTGATTTAAATCTTTCCACTACTTTAATAGCTATATTTACACCACATATTTCATGAAAGTGGTAGTCGTCTTTTGGTTCTTTATCCCACTTATTTTCTAGCTTTGTAATCTCTGACTTTAATTCCTTTTCTAAATTATCTAATGTTGCGAACATATTTATCTCCTATGTTAAAGGGAGTGAGAAACAAGGAGGTCGTAGCAGAGTCCTTGCTACTGAGGTATGTATAGAAAACTCACTCCCTATATATTTGTAAATTCTTATATTATATAAAAACTCTGCTACCATACCTACTCCTAATTTAAATACTTTTATTTAAAATTGCTAATAATAAAGGGCAGTAGCCTCTGAAAAGGAACATAATCAGAGACTACTCACATGACGTGCCCTAATAAACAACTAAACTGAATGCCTTTATTATTCGTTTAGCTGTCGTATACATTTTCTTTATATCCAAACTTATCAAAATATTCTTTTGCTAGTTTTACGCCTAGCATCATAGAAAGTTCCTCAAAATTATCTTCTTCTATTAATCTATATACTTCTTTCATCTTACTCATGCTTGTGCCTCTCATGGTAATCGTCAATACATTCATTCAATATATCAACTATGTTATAAGTATTAGTTATATACACCTCAGGTGCTCCATCTTCTTCTTTAGTAACTGTATCATAATGTGCTATAACTATATCTTGTGGGTTTTTATTCTCAATACCGCCAATTATTCTAAATCTAGGTGTGCTTAAATTGGACTTACCTACAAATTTGACTGCTTTTATTTCTGTTTTCATTAGTTAACCTTTCTTTTATCTAATTCTATTTCTGCTAATCTTAATAGCTTCCATACTTTTATTGCGTAATCCGTGTCTCTTTCGTAATCTCCATTCATCCTTATTCGATGTAGGTATAGTGTAAAATCCCTGATTGCTTCTTTATATCTTCTATCGCCTTCAGCTTGTGAGCACTCCCCATCCATGTAAGCATTCTCTGATTCTGTAGCTGAGTATAATTCTGTAAAGCGTCTAAGTTCTGATGTTGGTAAAGCTTGTATAGTTTGCTTATTCATGTTATTTCCTTGTTTCGTTTATTTTTATACTTGCGTAGTTCCAAAAAGTTCCAAATTAATTATCAAAAGGTGATTTTAAAAATGATTTAAAAAAGTTTACCCCTATTACTTGATTGTTATTTGGAATATATTTTTGAAAAGATACTGTGTACTTCTTATTTTTCCTTATGTTCTTGTACCACATGATGTGCATCTTACCATAAGCCTTAACAGGTATGGCAATATAGTCTGCATGGGTTGGTCTTACCCTAACTTGCACAGATGATTTAGTCATCATTGTAGTATGATATTTTACTTGTATTTTCGTAAACTTGTTATCATGCTCTACTAATAAATCAATATGAAAATCATCTACAATAGGTGCGTACACCATTAGATTTTTTTCCAGCAGTGATTCAATTACCATTAATTCTCCCAGATAACCTTTACGAGTTGTGCTTAATTTTATTGTTTCTGACATTATGTATAATAGGATTAACGTCTTAGCGTGTTATTTAATTCTAAAGCGTGTTGTCTCCAAGTTGCTAGCCTATCTTCAGCAATATTTAACTTGCTTTTTAAGTTTGCAACCGCTACTACTAAACCGCACAATATTATACACGTTATTATTTCTATCATTTTACACCCTTTCTTTTTGCTACTTTCATTATATACGCTTCCCATATTTGCATCATCATATCAAACTCGATATCATTCTCTTCTCTATATGAGACTAAATCAACACTACCTTCTCCATCCATTGTACGCTCAAAATCATCATACAATTCATCAAATATTAAATCATGTTCTGTTGTCATGTTATGCTTCCTTTATTGTTATTGTTGGATTAAGGTCATCATTCATATAATGAGCCTTATAGTAATCTACTTCCTTATAAGCCTTGTCTTTATTCTTAGCCTGTATAAAGCCTGTAACCTCTATTGTAAAAATAAATTCTTTCATTTCTTATTCCTTTTCTTTTTAATTAGTAATAGTTCAGCAGTTAGGTAAACAATAGCATCTAGAAGTTCTTCTAATGCTTCCTCAAGCCAATCTCTGCCATCGTCTACCCTTAACTGCTCCCCATATTGACGCTTGCCTTTTTCCAAACGCTCCTCTATCATAGATAATATTTTCTTATTCATCTTCACACACTCCGCAATGTTGCATACATTCGCTACATATATCTGTGTATATTATTTTTGCATCACAACATTCACTTACTTTCATCATCTATTCCCTTAAGTTCAATATTATAATTATTAGCTACTTTTTTAAGTAGTATTTCGGTATAATATTTTTTATCACTAGTCATTTCTAATGTATAACCCATAGTAAATAAATACTCTATGGCGTCCATACATTCTTTTTTACTTACCTTATTTAGCATTATTTGTTCCTCCCTAAAGCACACCACATTAATTCAGGCGTGAGTCTTTTTAAATTACCTTCGGCACATCTATTTGCCATCCTACGTACAAAACAAACTAACTCATAATCAATACTATCCATAGCACCTCCGCCAATTTGTACGCCTGCATTCTTAAATTCTTTTTTTATTTGCGTTTTTGTCATGTTATTTGCTCCTTGTTTTTATAGTGTGTGGTTTTTCGGTCTATCTTCACTCACATAGTTTTTTTATGCTAGACTCACTATATCTTGTTATTTAAAGGTGTGTCAGGTCTTTTATGGAATTAACGCATCCCTGCGAACTGCCGTTTTATCAAGTCAATCTTTAACACCTTTTTTACTTGCTTACATCTTTTATACGCAGTTTCTTTAAAAAAGTTCCATAATAATATTTTATATATAAAAATATTCTCTTTATTTGGTATCTTAGATAGCCTTCTTTATCTCTTAATAAATGATGCTTATCTGTCATAATAAACCAATCCATTTTTGACATATTATATACCCCTCCAAGTTGTTTCTTCTTCCCTATCTGCGAGTAATTCTTCGCCCCTAATATAAGCGAACATATTCGCCACAGATTCGGGGTTTGATAGCGTTGTATTTACCTCGCCAAAGTTTTCTGTCTCATAGTCGTGTATATACTCAATAACCTCAAAGACTTTATTTCCTAGCCATTCTTTCGCTTTGTGCGTGCCTATGATATAGTAATCTTCATTAAATAGATGATAATGTAAGTCTTCTTTCCATTGGCTGTTCCACGTACCATTTTCTTTCCATTCTTTTATAGAGTCTTCTATATGCTCTTTTAATTCATCATCTTTAAATGTGGGCGAGTTTATATCAGTTGTTTTCATGTTATAATTTGTATTCATGTTATTTTGTTCCTTTTAACTTGTTATTATTTATGTGATTAAAAACGTCTTCAAAAGCCTCGTCAATATTATGAGATAAGCCAGACATTTTACTGTTATATACATTATGCAGTAAGCAGGAGACTTCGCCCTCAGTATCATCTGATTCGTGGGTAATCCATTCGGCTATTTTTTGTATTTTATCATCTATATTCATTATTTGTTCCTTTGTTTTGTTGTTACTTTATATACGCAGAAAGCATAAAAAAGTTCCATAAAAAAGTAAATTAATTTAGCTGTCGGGGGAAAAGCTGTGGGAAAAGTAAAAAACATATATATAATTAAGTATACTTAGATGCGATTGCTTACGTTTACTTATAAGCTTAATTGCGTTTAAAAGCGTCCTATATTACCCGCTTGCATAGATTATATAGATATTGACTGCCTGCCTGCGTTATTACTTGCGTGCATGAATAATAATAATAATTTACTTACGTGCATACTTGCGTGCATAATATATACTTCACTTACCAGCGTTTACCAGCGTGCATACAACATATATATTATATCTATAGGTGATATATCCGTTATAATTATAACCAGCATATGAGTTTTTTTTACAAGTTTAAAGTATTATGTATAATAGAAATTTCTGTATTATACATAACGCATAAAAGTTGTGTTAAAATAGGTTTAAAATGCGGGATTCCCAGTGATTTCTGGAGCGGCTGCTGGTAGCTGCGTACAACACTGCTGCACTATAATTTTAGATACAAAAAAAGGGAGAATCTATTGCTAGACTCTCCCTCTGTTGTTTATATCCGACTGCTAGTGTCTTGATACTCTTGTTGGCACGTGTAACAATGTCCAACTTGACGCTCTGCAATTGTAAACAGGTTGGCTGAACAAGTTCGGCAGGAAGTCCTTTCGACTTTATTTCCCTTGTTAACCTTCTTTTTCTTTTTATGAGTGATATTTAATACATCATAGTCCTTGTACATATCATAGTATTTAGTATTCCAATGATTAACCTGTATTTCACAGTACGAATTATTAGAATACCATATATCACTATCATCAGACCAATGACCTTTATGTTCGTTTGCAATTCTAAACTCGCCTTTTCTGTTTAAGAACACTAGTTTAGAGTTACCAATTGATTCTTCAATTAATCTAATAATAATATCATTGTTGATAAAATTGTCAGGTAATTGTTGAAGAATTTCACGTTTGAACATGATTGTATCACTTTTCTTTTTATGGTCACTAACGAAGTCAATTATACCATTATGAGCGAAACCAATTGAATCATCTATTAAAAACGGATGACAATTAGTTCTGTTCGTTAATCCATGTGTCGTAATTCTAAAATGAATTATTGCTATTGGATTATTGAACTTTTTCATATCTCTTGAATAGTTATCATAAAATTCATCAAACTTGAAGAAACCTTTTTTAATTGTTAGGTTTCCATTGTTTGCGAACATATAACCACTACCATCAGGATTAGATATAAATGATTCCTTTAGTTGTTCCTTAGGCACTGTCGCCTCTTGTTTCTTTAATATAGCTATACACATTATACTAATACTCCCTTTGAATCTAAGTTAAACTGATTTGATACTCTGCCCTCTCTTAACGGATGGTCAACCAATAAACGTCTTCCGAGTCTTGTTCTAGACTCTGTAAAGTATTTATTTTTCTTTTGAGTTGATAATCCCATCTCATTATTTAGAAATAAACATAAGTTCATATACTTTGATTGATTCTTAGATAAGAATTGCAAGTATTTATCAACCCTTGTTTTTTCATTGTCCTTGTTTACAATATCTGATATTGAAGCATCAGAACAATATGACAGTAAGCTATGAATAAATTCAATTGCTTTTGACAATGTCATAATGTTTAATGTTCCTTTAAATATCCTAAACTCGACAGTTTGAGACGGCTCCATATTTAAAGCGGTGTAACGGTCAGCATTAGACGAAAACTTTCGTTTAGCGATTGCTGTCATTTTACTTAGCTTGTCCTTGAAGCTTTCAGGTGTATAACCCATTAGAGAAGAGTAGGTTGCTAGTCCATAGTCAGAAGTCCTTTGAGCAATCAATTCAATAAAGTTAGGTGATTCATAAACGAACCAAAGCAACTTTAATAATTGACTTGTTCTAATTGCAGACTTGCTAATATGAATATGCATTCCTGTTTCCGCTCCCTCGGCTGAATAATAACCTGAACTACGAATTGTAGAAAACAATGTGTCATAAATAGTTTGACCATATGTCTTCCAAAAATTCCAAGAAAAAGGATGAGAAACAACCTCTATACCATCATCACTAAGCGAACTATCTGTCTTGCAGTAAAACAATTCAGTACTTGGAAATGCAGAACCTATAATACTAGTTAGGGAAGCAAAATTATTGCCCTCCAAAATAATATCATTGTCATAGTTATCTTGGTCATATTTAACATCAACCTCTATTTCAACACCAAAGTGTAAAATAGGATAACCATGTCTACTAGTACTGTTATATGATACAAGCGGTTTGTTCTTCTTAGTATTAACTCTGTGGAACCTACCATCAGGCTTATGCGAATAACTTCTGATAGTTGTTCTATTCATACACTTTGAGCAGATGTTATGTTCTAGGTGTAAGGAAGCCCTATTGCAAACAGCACAAGTTGGTAATTCCGACAAACATTGTCGATGTATCCAAGCATTTAAATTGTTTGAATAGGTTATATCATCAGTATCAGTATTAGTTTTAATTGTCTCATTACAGGCTGTGCATTTATCAAGATGTGCAACCTCTTTTAACTTCTCAATACTATCTGAACTGATATTATTTAGAGTTTTTAATATATCCATGTTTTTTGTTCCTTTAATTAATTAGAAATAAACAATCATTATAAATCTAGTCAGGATTGGATACCTTGCATCATGTGAGTGACTAACAAATATAATGATAATACGTTCCTAACTTTCGTTCCATGTACTACTCTATATATGTAAGATTGTTAATATGGTTCCATTTAGAATATAAGTACAGCAATATTAAGACCTACAGCTACACTTTTTTACCTAGGTGTTGCTCTGTCCTGCATTATTTGACAGCCTGCGGTGAGTTATTCAACCTGCCTGAAGTCGATTTGATTTTTTCAATTCAACTATTACAACCAAAACGGACTTAGGGGGAGTACCCCATACAAATAAAAGAGAAACAGACATACAAATATAATTTTTTTAAATTTTCCTAGGTTTTCCTTGGTCGGGGTACTATACTATACTATATTACTATATTATACTATACTACTACTATACTATACTACTATACTAATATTATACTATACTACTATACTCACTATTGACAGATACTATACTACTATACTATACTATAAAGACTATACTAAGTATTGTGGATAACTATGTGTAAAACTTTAATATCTTTATTTTAACCAACCATTACTTTAAATTACTCTATGAATAAAAAGATAACCACCGCAATTAACGATGCCCTACTCTAGAAAGATAAAAGGCGTTGAATATAAGCTCTATAAGGACGAAAAAGAGTTCAGGCTATATCATCCTAAGCAAAACATAAAAAACGACTGGAGAGAGGCAAATACGGGCGAATGGATACAAACTGATGATGGACAAGTAACGGTAGTTATTAAAAGGGGCGTTTTAAAAACAAAGAACGCAAGTGATGATTTTATTAGAACGCTGTTGGGGATGGCAAACTGCGAAAGGACAAAAGACCTTGGTGGTGAGCCAGTATCAGATATATGGAGATTTGGTAAGAAGAATTGGTATCAGAAAATAAAAGAGGGCAACTTATCTTCATCTAAACGTATATTTGCAAAGTATATAGCGAGTGGTATGAAGCCTATTGATGCTTTTATGAAAGCTCATGAAAATACCAAAAGTTTAGATTATGCTAAACAGAAAACAAAAGTTTTATTAAAAAGCAAAAAGGTTAGACAATTGATAGACAAAGAAATTGAATTACTGTTAAACGAGACTGGAATCACTAAATCATATTTATTAGGCAAGACAAAAGATATTGTTGAATCGGAGGAAGCAAAAGACTCTGATAAAATGAGAGCCATTGAAACTTTAATGAAAATCTCAGGAATGTTAAGTACGGAAAAGAAAGTAGACTCAGTAGCATTGATACAAGAATTTACAGGGTTTAGTCAGGAAAAGTTAAATGCTTTTAAAAATGGCGTTTTCCCAGAACCAAAGCCAGCAAGAATAAATGGAAAAGAAGCATAGCATATATTTGCCAGTTAGACTTGCAACTCGAAATGAAGTAAAAGAATTAATATATGGAGCATCGTATTGCCCCGCCTGTGATTGCGAGGTTATTGGTAATATGGTTATGAATAAACTACCTTATGTAGACTCTAGTAATGAATTAGATGGATGGATATGCGATATTTGTGAAAGCATCTTTGATTTACAAGATAACTTAATACAAATAGGCAGTTTTGATGCTAATGATATTTACGAAGCTTAATGATAGATAACTTTAATATAACCCCAAGTCCTTCTGAAATGAAAGACAGGGATGAAATCTTAAAAAACGCTTACAACAACCTTATTTATTTTGGTAGAGCGTTCTTACCTAACGACTTTTTAAAGAAATCAGAATCAGCACCGTTTCACTATGAAATAGCTAAACAAATGATTACAACTGAACCCGGTGCTAGGATATGTAATATTATACCTAGGGGTCACGGTAAATCTGTTATTTCTAAAGCTGCTATTATGCACAAGCTTTGTTTTTCTAAAACAGACCAACAACACTTTGTAGCGTGGGTATCAGAAGAACAAGGACAGGCAATAGACCATTTAAAATATATACGTAGTCATTTTGAAAACAACAAGATGATTAAATATTACTTTGGAACGATGGATGGCGGTTCTGTAGGTAAAAGATGGACAGAAAAAGATATTGTTACTGCAAAAGGTGACAGGGTGATAGCAAAAGGTACATCGCAAAGACTTAGGGGGCGTGCAGAAGTTGATGTACGTTATACTGGTATTGTTCTTGATGATTTTGAATCAGAACTAAACACTAAGACACCAGAACGCAGGTCAGAGATTAAAAAATGGATTGTATCCACAGTTTATCCAGCGTTGGAAGAAACACCCGGCAATGAAGGGTGGATATGGTTATCAGGTACGATTGTACACTTTGATTCTTATTTACAAATGACATACGATGGATATAGAAAAGCACAAGAAGATAAGCGTGAATATCCTTGGATAGTAAACTTTTATAAAGCCGTTGAAAACGATAAGCCTTTATGGGAAGCACAATTTTCTGAAAAGAAACTAGAGTCAAAGAAAAGAGAATTTATAGAAGCTGGATTAGTTAATAAGTTTGCACAAGAGTATATGAATGATGCTCGTGACATTACTAACGCTGCTTTTAAGATAGACCGAATACAATACTACAATGGTGTGTTTAGAAAAGAAAACAATATGCCTTACATTATTGAAGGTACAGACGCTATACCAATCAACGTTTATATTGGTGTTGACCTAGCGGCTACTGCATCTGCAACATCAGACTTTCAAGTGATTATGGTTATGGGTATAGATGCCCATAAAAACAGATATGTCTTAGATTACTTTAGGGAACGTATACCAACCTTTGATGTTCCTGCAAAAATTATTGAATATGCAAAAAAATACTCTCCTGTACGTCGAGTAACTATTGAAACAGTAGCGGCACAAGAAATGGTTAGAGATATGGTAACACGAATGTCCGCCACAGAAAAAAGATTAATGCCCGGATTGTTTAAAGGTGTTAAACCTCCCGCAAGAGTAAAGAAAGAAGACAGACTGGAAACAGCATTAGGACAAATTGTTAATTCTAAAAAACTGCACGTTTATAGACATATGACAGAATTAATGGATGAGTTCTTTGAACATCCAAAACCAAGGAACGATGATTTAATGGATGGGTTATATTATGCCGATTACTTTGCTCGACCCCCAAGAACCGAAAAGATGGATAAAAACGAAATCACAACTAAAAAAGATGATTTTGATATGTACAAAATAAAGAAAGCATATAATTGGATAACGGGTTCAAAAATATAATTATATCTGTTAGTTTTATTGCTTGTTTATTCGTATAATCTAATGAATGCCTAGATACTCTAAGAAATCAAAGGAACGACTTGCAAGTTGTGATAAGCGACTTCAGAGAGTTTTCAAAGAAGTAATTAAATACGTTGACTGTTCTATATTAGAGGGTTATCGTAATAAAGAAAGGCAGAATAAATTATATGATGAAGGTCGCACAAAAGTTAAGTATCCTAACGGTAGGCACAATATTAGTCCTTCTAAAGCCGTTGACGTTACCCCTTATCCTGTTGACTGGGAAGATAGAGAGCGGCAAACTCTCTTTGCTGGTTTTGTTATTGGTATTGCTAGGGGCATGGGCATTCGTTTAAGGTGGGGAGGAGACTGGGATATGGATTTTCAAGTAATGGACAACCGCTTTGACGATTTTCCTCATTTTGAGGTAAGAGACTAATGCCGGGGACTACTACTGATACTGTACCAACAATGTTAACTCCGGGTGAGTTTGTAATTAAAAGGGAATCAGCTAAGATGTTAGGTAAACCATTTCTAGAAAAATTAAACGCTGTATCAGATAATTCAGCACATTCAAATATTGATGCATTAATATCACAAGCTACATTATCACAAATGAAACCTATGATGGGTGGTGGAGTTGTAATGGGTGGAGGAGGTGTTACTAACTACATGGGTGGTGGTGACATTGAAGGTTATATGTATGGTGGTGGTATTAAAAAGAAAAAGAAAATGGCTGGTTACCAAGAGGGTGGTGCAGTCGGTGATAATACTGCTACTTCAGCTATGGATGCACTTATAGCTCAAGCTAAAATAGCTGAACTCCAAAAAAAAAATCCTATAAGTAACTATTCAATGGTAGATGCCGATAGGGTAGATGCCGAAAACCAAGCATTACTAGATATGATAATGAGTATGTCTATTCCTGCAAGTGGAGTTGCTGGCATGGCAAAAGGGGTAACTGGAAAGTTACCTAAACTTGGTAAAAAATTTGCATCTATGAGCCCAGATGAAGGTAAACAAGAAATATTAAATAAAATAGCAAGTGAAATGAATGTTGCTCCGAGCAGAAAGGTTATGCAAAACCCCTCAAGAAATTTATATGACTATAAAGACTATAAAGTTTTAGAAAAAAGACCTGAGTCTGTTTCTGTTATGGATTTAGTAAACCCCGGTTATTTACAGAAATTTACAAATAGGCTTGTAAGAGCGAGTAAAAATGTTGGAGATGTGAGAATGGGTGATGTAGTTGATGCAGATTTTCCATCGGGCTTTATGAACTTAAATGACATCGCTGAAGGTTTTACAAAAATACCAAAGAAACTTCAAAAAGAACAATCTAAAGAATTATTAAAATACTTTGGTGTAGACTTAAGAAATGTAAAAGGTAAGCAAGAAGGTGGTGAAATTGATTCAGTAAACAGCGAAGCTTTACAAAATTTATTACAAGAAGAAATGGTAAGAGCTTATTTCTCTGGAGATAAATCATCTATGCCTCAAAGAATTGAAATGTCGCCTGAAGAAGACAGGTTTAGACAAAATCCTAACCCTGAAAAACCATTTGGAATGACTATTCTTGATGACCTTTTATTAAGGGCTTATGAAACTTATAAATTTGGCTCAACTTCGCCTATGCAACCGTAATTATGGATAAAGACCCTAGAGCAGAAAACAATGAACAGCTTTTTAGACAATGGAGAGACGCTCGTTCAGATTGGGATACTGAGGCTAGGGAAGACATTGATTTTTACTTAGGCAATCATTTCACTGAAAGCGAATCTTCTGATTTAGCTGCAAAGAATCAAGCAGATGTGCCAATGGACAGGACTTCTGCCGCTGTAGAAAAATTTAAAGCTGTATTAACAGCAAGACCCCCTGCGTTTACAATAACCCCAAGAGAAGACTCCGATGTTAAGGTTGCTTCTGTTTGGAGAACAATTTTAGGATATGTGTGGCAAATATCTGATGGTGATTCGCAAATGAAGCAAGCGATACATGATTACGCTACAACTGGATTAGGTTATTTATATTCTTATGTAGATACAGAATCAGATTTTGGTAGAGGTGACGTGAAGTTTACATACCTAGACCCATTTAGAGTATATGTCTCTCCTTCTTCTCGAAACCGTTGGCTAGATGATGCTGACGGTATCATATTGTCTACGGTATTAACCCAAGAACAACTCGTTAACCTCTACCCTGAATTAGGAGACAAAACAGACCCGGAAACTGGTGAAGAAATTCCCGGATTAATTAATGACATATCTGAATATCACGATATTGAAGGTAGTGATTATCCGTCTTCTCAAAATAAAAACACAGTAGTCGCTTTTACACCAGCTGATGTAAAAGACAAAGACTATATGGATGTTAGAAAATATCAGATACTAGAAAGATTTTATAAAGTAAAGGTAAACTTTTATTATGTAATAAATACACAAGACTCATCTGAACTAATTATGTCAGAAGAAGAGTTTGCTGTATTTTCACAGGAAAACCTTGATTTAATAGAAACAGGTATGTTTACAGTTGCTCCTGTACAGCAAACTAGAATAAAAGTTTGTGCAACGGTTGGTGAAATTGTTTTATATGAACAGATACTAAATACAAATATATATCCTATCGTACCTTTACCAAATATATGGACTGGTACCCCATTTCCTAAGTCTGATATATCTAGAGCTAAACCAATGCAAAGACTTTTAAATAAATTATGGTCTTTAGCGTTGTCTCACGCTCAAGCATCTGCTGGATTAAAACTTTTAGTCCCACTTGGTAGCGTTGATGATATATCTCAATTAGAGCAAGATTGGGCAAACCCTAATGCTGTTATTGAAATAGATTCTTCTCAGGGAGAACCTCATTATCCTCAACCCTCTCCGTTAGCAGGTGAGTTTTATAGATTGATTCAACAATCAGAGTTTTACATAGATTTTATATTTGGGTTACCAGAAATGATGCACGGTTTTAGTGATAAAGCTCCCGATACTGTTCGTGGTACTGAAAGAATGATAGCACTAGGAAGCGAAAGACCAAAGTCTAAGTTGAGAGATATAGAGTTTTCTATTAATAGACTTGGAAAAGTATTATACAATCTTTCAAAAGGTCATTACGGTTTTAAAAAGATGTTCAGGTTATCTCAACCTAATAACGACTTAACAGAGGTAATGGTAAATGTTTATGACGATGTTACTAATACTATTACGGATATTAAAAAAGAAAAATACAATATTGAACAGCATGATATAAGAATTGAACCCGGTTCTACTATGCCTACAAATAAATATGCAGAACTTAGTGTATATTTAGAGGCGTTTAAAATGGGTATCATTGATAGGACTGAAGTTCTAAAGAAAAACCCAGAAATATTTGATAAAGAAGGCATCATGAAAAGAACAGATGAAAAAGAAAAAATGATGCAAGAAATACAGTCCCTACAAGGACAATTAAAGAATTTGCAAGGTGACTTGCAAACAGCCCAAAGAGAATCTGTACAAGACAGAAAGCGAGTTGAAGTTGAGAAATTCAAAACTAGACTTGGTGAAGTCAATTCAGATTCTAAAGCAGATAGAAGAGTACAACGTAGTAAATTGGAAAATGAAGTGAAGCTCGAAGTTGAGAAATTAGCTAATCGTCTTAATAGTGAAGCGAATAAAGTTAGTTCAGCTCGTAAAACCTAGAGACATTTCGAAAGGATATACACATGGAAACTTTAAATAATGAGGCTAACGTCGAACCAATGCTTGCTGATGAAAGTAGGTTTGGAGAAAATGAAAGTATCTTAGGTCAATCACCACAGGGGGTTGACGCTGAGGCTATTTCAGAACCGGCTTTAAACGAAGAAAGTGAAGCTCGTAAATTTCAATCAATGTATGACCGCTCTCAAGCGGAACTTGATGGATTGAAAAAATTCGAACCTTTAGTTAATCTTTTAGAGACGAGACCTGATTTAGTTAAGGTATTACAGGATAATATTTCAGAACCTTCGAGTCAAGAACAATCATCACCGGAAGTAGTAGTAGACGAGTTCAACCCTTGGGACGCTTTTGACCCAAAGAAGGATACCCCTTCTAGAAAGCTAGTAAAATCCGATATGGAAAAAATAGCAGAACAGAAAATCAGCAAAGCTATGGCAGAGCAACAGGCAAAGGTTCAAACAGAAATGCACTTGAACAATACTGTTAATACTTTGAGGAATAACTATAAGATGTCCGATGGTGACATTAAAGAGTTTCTTCAATTTTCAACTCAGCCAAAAGAGCAAGTTGGTTTAGGTAACCTTGTTAAGTTATGGCGTGATGTCAGTGGGGTTAGTCAAAATAATACTGATACATTAAATGCAGTGAGAGCTGCTCAAGAGACTCCTAAGAGTGCTGGTGTCTTACAAGGACAACCCGCTTCTCAACCGAAAAGCGATATGGACAAAGTGTGGGATTCAGTTCTTAACTCTGGGAGTAGAAGTAACGTATTATAAACAATAAAATAAAGGAAATTGATTATGGCAAATTATAATCAAGGACAAGTAACCGCAGGTGTACCGGGAAGAGCTTTTGTTGATGCTCCTGATACATCTACTAGACGATTATATGACTTTAGTGATAGGGTCGCAGACCTTTCTCCGGATGAGTCACCTTTTTTCGTCTACCTGTCTAAAGTAGGAAAAGTTCCGACATCTGACTCACAATTTAGATTTCTTGAAGATAGAACTAAAGTTGCTATTACTGATAGAAGTTTTTTCATGCAAACTGATGCTGCTGCAACTGTTGTTGGAGCTGTTGAAGAATGGCAAGTAGCAACCGCTTCTGGTGGTTCTACTGGTGTGTCTTTTCTGTTAAAAGGAATGGTAATA